CGTGGCGTGGTGCAACGCCATCCCTATTCTGTACCACGCCTCATAGTCGCAGTCCGGCTCTATCAATGAGAGCATTTCTGCAAGATCGCCATCGCTTACGTCGATTGACTCACCGTTGTACTCTGCCCGGTGCAGCTCCGGCTTTTTTAGCAATGCTATCAAAGCGGCGGGCGCCTCGGCTATGTCGTAAGGCGTGCCCACTACCGCTTGATACCGTGCGCCGGATGCGTGCAAAGAGCCTGGGCCGACCACGAAGCCACTCCCCTTAAAGTCAATACCCTTGTAATCCGCGTGGTGCGACATTAAAGCTATGGGCGCGGGCAAAGAAAAATACAGGTGCTTGCTGCCTTTCCCGCTTCCAGTCTCTACCACCAGGCCCGCTCCTGCAATTTCCGGCACCGCCTCTAGCAGCCTTTCGTATGAGGCGACCCCGCCATTTCTGGCGTCAACATCCACCACTAACAGCCCATTAACTAGCACGCCGTAGCCCGTGTCTAGCTGCCCGCCCATGTGCATCACCTCTAACTGCTCCTCGCTCCACTCCGGCGTGTGCTGCCAATTACCGGCGACCGGATGCTTTAGTGGTGCCTTACACTTCGGGTTCCCGCACTTACACCGGCCCGCCCCGTCAACCCCATATAGCCCAAATATGCGGTATCCGGCTTCCATGAATTCGTTATACATCATAATTTTTGCCTAATTGCTCTTTTGTTGTTGACATTATCAATCAACAGGATAAGAATAGCAACGTCAAAAACAAAAGAGAGAGTAAATATTATGAGTGATAATAACTTGTTAGACAGTGTTGAGGTGCCGGATGATCGTCCCATTATTTGCACTATTACCGGGGACGGCGGGCTGGGCAAAACAACCCTTGCCTCCTGCTTCCCAAACCCGATTGTTATAAGAGCGGAGGACGGGCTGCAATCGCTTAAAAAAGAACTGCGCCCATCTGCGTTTCCTTTATTGCAAGGTGTATCAGATTTATGGGCCCAGCTTGGGACGCTGATAAACCAAGACCATGAGTACGAAACGCTAGTAATTGACTCCACCTCTGCGTTAGAGCGCATGTTTATTGATGATGTATTGGCAAGCGACCCAAAAGCAAAATCAATTAACCAAGCGCTAGGCGGATACGGCGCCGGAATGAGCGCGGTAGCGGCCATGCACGGGCGCGTTAGAAAGGCCGCCGGTATTCTTAACGCAAGAAAAGGAATGCACATTGTTTTTGTTTGCCATGCGGACACGGAAACGATGGACCTGCCCGACCAAGATCAATACACCCGGTACAGCTTGCGCTTAGCAAAAAAGAGCGTTGCACCATACGTTGACGACGTTGATCTTGTTGGGTTCCTGCGTCTGGAAACCTTTACCAAGGGCGACGGGGACAAGAAAAAAGCCTTTAGCGATGGCACTAGAATCATGGTATGCTACTCGACCGCGTCCTGTATCAGTAAGAACCGGTACGGGATCACCGAGGATATCACTGTAGAAGAAGGGAAAAATCCGCTTGTTAATTACGTGCCAAGCCTGGCGCAGGAAGGAGTAAAGTAGAATGAGTTTTTTTAATTTCGAGGAGCCGGTAACGGGTAAGTTTGAGACGGGCGGCGGCGACATTGAACCGATGCCGGCTAAGACGCAGGTGCTCGCGGCGCCGGACGAGGCGAAGTGGGACACCAGCGACCGAGAGGACGCCGAGTTTATTTCGATCCGGTGGTCGGTGCTAAAGCCCGCCGAATACAATAACCGCAAAGTGTTTCAAAAGCTTCATGTTAAGCACGCTGACCAGAAAAAGGCTGACAAGGCTTTGCGGATGCTTGCTGCGATTGACGCCAACGCTGGCGGCAAGCTAATGAAGGCGGGCGACGAGCCTACCGACCAATCTTTAACTGCCACACTTGTTAACAAGCCAATGATGTTGATGCTTCAATTGTGGGAGCTTGAGACCGAGACTGGCGAGAAGAAGCGCGGGAATTGGGTAAGCGCGGTTTCTCCACGCGCGGGAGGCAGCTCGGAGCCAGTAGCGGAAAAGAGAGCGACAAAGAAACCGGCGCCGATTGCTGACCCTGGCGATTTCGACGATGATATACCGTTTTAGCAAATAAACCAAAGCGCCAAGGACGGCGCATAATTAAGCAAGGGGCAATTATTATGACACTATCACCAAAACGAAAAGCCCGCGTAACCGGAAGCAGCGCAGGCGCAATACTGGGCCTTGACCCTAACCGAACGCGCGACGACGTAATGCGCCAAATGGTGCGCGACTGGCACGGCGCGGAACAGGAGCTTGACCAGTTTGCAGAGGACGTTATATTTGCTTACGGCCATCAAAGCGAGGCGGGCGCAATCGCCGAATTTGAAATGGTAACAGGACTTGTGGTTAATGAGTGCGGGTTCTTTGTACACCCCGAGCACGACTGGCTTGGCGCTACCCCTGACGGGCTTGTAGGCGATTATTCCGTGCTAGAGGTTAAATGCCCTTGGGGTAAACGTAAAGATAGCCCAGTAGTGTTTAAGAGCGTAGAGGAGCAGCCGCACTACTACGCGCAAATGCAAATAGAGATGGCGTGCGCACAAAGAGTTAATGCCAACTTCTACCAATGGGCGCCCGGCGGGGACAGGTGGATAACGGTGCCGCACAACCCGGAATGGCTTGCAGAAAACCTGCCCGCACTGCGCGCATTTTATGATGACTACCTGCGCGAACGCGAGAAGCCAGAAAAGCACCTTGAGCCAAAGCGCCAGGTGATTGAAAGCGATGAAGCGCAAAAGCTTATTGCAGAGTACGACGATCTGTGCGAAGCTTTAGATCGCGCTAACGAGCGCAAAAAAGAAGTATTAGCGGCGCTTGTGGTAATTGCTAAAGATAAAAACAGCACGGTATGCGGTAGATCGCTATCGAAGGTTGAGCGGGTCGGCGCGGTGTCTTATGCTGCGGTAGTTAAAAAACATTGCGCGGACGTTGATCTTGAATCGTTTCGCGGGAAGGCTAGTGAGTATTGGAGTTTGAAATGAGCAGTAAATATTTTAACCACTATAAGTACGGTAAGTGCGTTATAGTATGCACAAACGGAAAGAAAAAGTGCATGGTTATGCTGCATTTTTTGCGCGGCTGCAAAACAGTTAAGATTAAAGACTTAACAAAATGCCTCTAAGAGACTACCAACAACAAGCAAGCGACGCGGCGATAAGCCACATCAAAAAAAGCAGGGACCCGTGCTTGATTGTGGCGGCGACCGGTGCGGGGAAAAGCCACATAATCGCAGAAATAGCCAGCGTTATACACCGCATAAGCAAGGGCAAACACGTTTTGTGCTTAGCCCCTAGCGCTGAGCTTGTTGAGCAAAATACAGATAAGTACCGCGCCGCGGGAAACAAGTGCTCAGTGTTCAGCGCGTCGGCTGGGGCGCTTTGTATGAGGCATCCGGTAGTGTTCGGAACTCCTGGCACGGTAAAGAATCGCGTTCGCCGTTTCGGTTCGCAGTTTGGCGCGGTGGTGGTGGACGAGGCGCACGAAATAACGCCCACCATTAAATACATCATTGAAGCAATTAAAGAATGCAGCCCCAACCTGCGCGTTGTAGGGCTGACCGCCACGCCATATAGGTTGGGCGACGGCTATATTTACGCAATAGACGAAAACGACAAGCCGGTGCCGGAAAGCGCAACGCGCAACCCATACTTTACAAAGAAGGTTTGCGATATACCTGCCCACATGCTCATAGATCGCGGGTATTTAACGAGGCCGGTAATCGGCGAGATAGGCGCAGAGGAATACGACACCTCTTTAATGCAGCTAAACAGTATGGGCCGGTACAATTCAACAGATGTTGACCGAGCATTCCACGGGCACGGGAGGAAGACAAGCCATATAATTGCTGACGTTGTTCGTAAAAGCCAAAACAAGAAAGGCGTTATGGTGTTCGCCGCCACGCTGCAGCACGCTGCCGAGTGCATGGCAAGCCTGCCCCCTGAAATAAGCGCAATTATTGACGGAGGCACAAAGAAGCCAGAAAGAAAAAGAATCATTAAAGATTTTAAATCTCAGAAGATTAAATATTTAGTGAACGTGCAGGTCTTAACCCGTGGCTTTGACGCCAGCCACGTTGATGTTATTGCAATATTAAGGCGCACCGAGTCGGTAGCATTGTTGCAGCAGATCATAGGGCGGGGGCTACGCATAGATGACGGAAAGAAGGATTGTTTGATACTCGACTACGCGGGCAACGTCGAAACGCACTGCCCCGATGGGGATCTGTTTAGCCCCGAGGTGAAGGCCGCCTACAAGGGAAGCGAAAGCGCCTTTATATCTGCAAGCTGCCCTGACTGCAATTCAGAAAACACGTTCAGCGCAAGAAAGAATGAAGACGGTTTTGATGTTGACGAAAACGGTTATTTTGTAGACCTGGACAGAAACAGGATTAAAACAGAGCACGGAGATATGCCCGCGCATTTTGGGCGAAGGTGCATGGGTATGGCGCTGGTGGCGGGAACGTACCGCCAGTGCTTCTACAGGTGGACTAGCAAGAAGTGTTTAGCGTGTGATGCTGATAACGATATTGCTGCGCGGTATTGTTCTGAGTGCAAGGCTGAGATTATTGACCCCAATGAAAAACTGGCCATTGATTTTAAAAGAATGAAGCGCGACCCGTCAATGCTGCAAACTGACAAGCTCGTGAGTTGGGACAAAAAGCCCACTATGAGCCGTGCGGGTAATGAGTGCTTGCGCGTTGACTTTGTTACAGAGTATCGCCGGTTTTCGTTTTGGTATAGGCCAGAAGAAACGAGGGGCAAGGCGTACGCGGACTGGCATCAGTTCTGCGAGGGTACAAATAATGGCGAGGATATGCCGATGACGATCACGTACAGGAAGGACAGCGAGACTGGATTTTATAGGATATTTGACTTTAATCGCCCGCATGATGAGGTGCAAACAATATGAAATTTCCCGAATGGCTACCAGTCTACGGCGCAAAGGATTATCGCGGTAAGTGCCCCAAAGAAGCGCTGGAGCAAATAACATTTTTTAACCGAGCGCGCACTAGGTGGCCTGACTCCATAGGGCTTATTGCCTTACACCCAAAGAACGAGGAGAGGCGGGCAGGGCGGCAGTTCCGCACGCTTGAGAAAGATAAAGCTATGGGGCTATGCAAAGGGGCCTCTGATATTATTATCCCTGGGATGCCCTCTTTCGTTTGTGAGCTAAAAAGGCTTGACCACACCCTATGCAAGTGGCAAGATGGACAGATCGAGTATCTTGAGGCCGCGAAAAAGCAAGGTTCGTTTGTTTGCGTAGCGCTTGGTGCTAACGCAGCAATTGAGGCGGTAGAGGAATGGTTAAACCTAGCGCACAATTAAAGGCAATATTAGAAGGGCGCGAAAGCAAGGCGGACGACGATGTAATGTCATGGCTAAGACTTCCAGTATACCTTCGTGCGGTTAGTGTGCTAAAGTTGCCGTTCGACCAGCGCAGGGAGGCGCTAGACAGTGTGCCGGATACTTGGCGAGGGATGGTTGAGGCGGAGTGTATTAGGGTTTATAAATTACAACGGGGTAGGAAATGAAAAGAGTTTACAAAGAAGTCAATGTATATGACGCCTCTATAGAAAGACTTAATTTTATATTTGAAAAGTTTGAGCGCATATACTTGTCGTTTTCCGGCGGAAAGGATTCGGGCGTAATGCTTAACCTTATTCTTCAGTACATGAAAGAGCGCGGAATCAAGAGAAAAATAGGGATTCAGATTCTCGACAATGAAGCAAACTACGAGCTTTCTCTAGATTTTATGAAAAGAATTCTTGATAATAACAGAGAGTATTTGGACATATATTGGTGCTGCATGCCAGTTACCCTGCCCTGCTCCGTGTCCAGTTACGAGATAGACTGGAAGTGCTGGGGAGTTCAGGACGAACACAGGTGGGTTCGGCCAATGCCGAACATGGATTATGTTGTAAACATTAAAAACCATCCGTTTGGCGAACTGTTTGAGGAAAACATGCAGTACGACCATTTTTGGGATATGTTTGCAGAGTGGTATAGTCAAGGCAAAACTACCGCTAACCTTATTGGCATTAGAACGCAAGAAAGCTTAAACCGTTTTCGCGCCATTATGAACGACAGAAAAGAGACTATGGATGGCCGCCAGTGGACAAAAAAGAACACGCAGCATGTTTATAACTGCTACCCAGTGTTTGATTGGCGCACCAGAGACGTATGGATAGCAAACGCAAAGTTTGAGTGGGACTATAACAAGCTGTACGACACGTTTTATATGGCCGGGGTTCCGGTAGAAAAGATGCGCGTAGCAAGCCCGTTTATGAGCGAAAGTAAGTCCAGCCTAAACCTGTACAGGGTTATAGATGGGCATACATGGGCCAGGCTTTGCGCGCGAGTCTCAGGGGCTAACTTTATTGCAACATATGGAAAGCAGCTAAGTTACAGCACGTTTACTCTCCCCGATGGCCACACGTGGAAGTCGTTTGTTAAATTCCTACTAGATACTTTGCCGAAGGAGTCCGGCGAAAATTTTAAGGCGCGCTTCATTCAGTCAATCCGATTCTGGGGTAGAGTGGGGCGCGGGCTTCATGGCGACATAGTTAAGGATCTTATTGCCAATAAGATTAAGTTTCGACTTAACGGCAAGACCCCGCACGGAAAAAATATGCTTGACCGAGTTGTAATAAAAGTACCGCCAGATCACCTTGATATGCTAAAATCGCACAATAGCGAAGTAACTAGCTGGAAACGGTTTGCAATTACGATCTTAAAGAACGACCATACGTGCAAGTACATGGGGCTAGCCCCAACAAAAAACCAGATGGATCGTCAGAAAATGATACAGAGAAAATACAGCACAATAGGGGCCAAAAAATGAAAGTAATTAACGTGCAAGATTTGGACAAAGATAGAAAAGTTAGCTTCCACGCAGGAACAAGCAACAGGATTATTCTTGAGCGCGACGGCATGGGTTTTGGAATGCACAAGACCGTTATTCAGCCCGGCGCCGGAAAGGTTTTCCAGCACTACAAGAACCACCTAGAAAGCTGCTACTGTGTTTCAGGCTCCGCTACTCTAACAAACCACGAGACAGGGGATCAGTGGGAAATAAAGCCAGACGACACTTATATTCTTGACGGTAACGAAGCCCATCATTTTGAGGCGCACGAAGAAACTGTTCTAATATGCGTATTTAACCCGCCTCTTTCCGGCAACGAAACTCACCAAGAGGACGGGTCTTACTCTATTCCAGACGGTTATATATCTCCAGTCTATGACGTTAAAAGAGTTCCCATTTCCAAGGTAACAGCCAACGACTACAACCCAAACAGCGTTGCCCCGCCAGAGATGGCGTTGCTAGAAACTTCGATATGGGAGGATGGCTACACGCAGCCCGTAGTGGTCGTGTACGATGCCGAGAATGATAAGTATGTTGTTATTGACGGCTTTCACCGATACTGCGTTCTGAGAGACAGCAAGCGAGTTAATGATCGCGAGCAGGGAATGCTTCCGGTTGTTGTTCTTAAAAAGGAAATGCACGACCGGATGGCATCAACAATTCGTCACAACAGGGCAAGAGGTTCGCACAACATTGAGCTTATGAGCACAATTGTGGCAGAGCTAGTAGAGATGGGGAAGGGGGACCGATGGATATGCAAGCACATCGGAATGTCGCCAGATGAGCTTTTGCGCTTAAAGCAGATAACGGGTGTTGCGGCACTCTTCCAGAATCAGGATTTTTCGGCAAGCTGGGATGCGGAGGATTTTGAGGAGGCCGCTCAAGATGAAGAGAATATATCGTGATTGCGCCGAATGGGAAGAAATTGCGCATAACATGTGGGGCGAATCATCGAACGCAAGGCATGACTTGGAAAGAGCAATATCTTTAACTGGCGATCACACTCTTTACGGTTATTATATGCTTAGGGTTATTGTTGAGTGGCCGATAAGTTGCGAGAACGCCCTTACGGATAACTTGCTAAATAAGAATGCGTGGATAGGGCATGCGGCAGTTGCGCTGGCGATGAGCATACCTGAAGACATAACGAGAAAAGCCTGGGGGTTCCTAACAGATGAGCAGCGGATATTGGCAAACAGAGAGGCGAAGAGAGCAGTACAGTTGTGGGTTGACCGCGCAGAGCAGAGCAAAGGATTATCTGGCGGTGTGGGAGAGCAGGTGTTATTCGAATGGAATACCGGACGAAGTGTTGAAAAAGCTACAGGACAGCGGAAGAGTTC